TCAAGAAACGACGCATAGCATTCAATTGGAACAAGGGGTCCTCAAAAGGAGTCCGGCCTGCGGTTCTTTTAATCAGATCGCTGGCAGTAATCGGGAATTCCTCACTGTAAATCGGAGGGGTGAATTCTTTGTTGGTAAAAACATAGGCTAAATATCTAGCTGCCAGAATGAACAAAAACGATCTCAAGGCTAAAACCGGTGACGATGAGGAAGCTGGAAAAACTCTTGAAAAGATCGATCCCAAAGCCGGACTCGAAGACGGCGCAAAATCTGAAATGGAAAAAGGTGTTCTCGCTTTGATGGGCGAAGAAAAAGGAGATAACTAAACATGCTCAATATTACAAATAACGATATCGGGAGCGTCATTTTTGGCGACGCGGAATTCCGCGATGAGCTTCTAACCTTTGACGGTTCTGGCACCGTTGTAGAGGGCACAATTCTTGCCCGTAAGGCCGTCGATGACGCGATCGTTGTTACGGCTGGCGGTGGAAATACCGGAAACGGCACGGCTGTTGCCGTTGTGGTCGGCGGTTCGATCGTTCCTATCCCTGGAAATTATGTTTTAACCAATATTTTGGTCGTGGCCGAAGGTGGTGTCTTCAAACTCGAAGATCCAAACGGCAATTTTGTCGCAGATTTGACGCTTGATATTGGCGCTGGTGGAACGACCATTTTGGTTGCCGGTGGAATTCAAATATCGGTTACAGAGGGTGGAACTGATTTCATCTTAGCCGATAGTTTTTCTTTGGCCCTGGTTGCCAATGGAAAAATGGTTCCTTTCGCAATCGCCGGTCTCGGTGGAGCGCAGGTTCCCAATGCAGTTATCACCTTTGATTCGATTGCCGCTGGTGCTGGTGACGAAGCCATCCGCGCGATGATCGCAGGTAAAGTCCGCAAGCAAAGGTTGATAATCGATGCCGATGGCGATGGTTCGAATATTACCGACGAGATTTTGGATCAGCTCCGTGACTTCACGGTGGTTTCTGTCGATGTGCAAGAATTGAACAAGTTGGATAATCAATAAAAGGGAAAAGCTATGAGTAACGAAATCACGAAAAGGCTTTTACGGGAATACGACGAGCTTGCTCCGGTTCCTGGCTTTCTAAGCTCGTTTTTCCAGAGTCCTCCTGAAAATTTCCACGAGACCGAAAAGGTCGAAATCGATATCACCCGTGGCGGTGAGGAAGTCGCAATCGTCATACAGGATCTTTCCGTTGGCGCACGCTCGAATTCAGCCGATGTTTTTACCAACAAAGAATTCACCCCTCCGATTTACAGTGAGGAATTCCCGATTACTGCCAGCGATCTGATTAAAAGAACCGCAGGCCGGACTCCTTTTGAGGACCCCTTGTTCCAATTGAATGCTATGCGTCGTTTCTTGAATGGTGAAAATCGATGCCAAGATCCAGCGCTCAATCGAATTGCAGGCTTCACAGGTCTTGCAGACCGGCATTTTGAACCTGACCGATTCCAGTGGCAAGGTTCTTTTCACCCTTGATTATAAGCCCAAGGCTACTCATTTCCCAACTGTTTCCAATGATTGGAACGGTGGAAGTGCAACGATCATCAGAGATATTACGGATCTGTGTAATGTGATTCGCAACGACGGCAAGGCGATGCCAGATATGGCTTGTTTTGGTGAAGATGCGATTGAGGATTTTGTTGGGAACTCTGATGTTCGGGCACGCCTCGATACCAGGCGGATTGATTTAGGCTCGGTTCAGCGCATGACCATGATGGCAAGCGGTGGACAATTTCGCGGCACTTTTGATGCTGGTAACTTCCAGTTGGAAATTTGGTCTTATCCTGGCCGGTTCACCAATCCTCAAACCCTCGTGGCACAGCAATATATCACGCCCGATAAGGTTATTATCAAATCCAAGACTGCTCGCATGGATGCCACGTTTGGCGCGATCCCTCTGTTTGATACGATGAACGCGACCGTCTTGCCTCTCTTGCCTTCCGATTTTACCCGCGCCGGAGCGGGTGCGAAGCTCTCGACCTTTGCTTGGGTTTCAAACAATGGCCGTCAATTGACCGGCTGGGCAGGCTCGAGGCCACTGATCATTCCTACCGCAATCGACACTTTTGGTTGTATTGACACCAGGGCTTGATATGGCGAATAAGGCTGAACTGATCAAGGAAATCGAAGCGCTTGCTGAAAATCTCGGCGTATCTATTCCTGAACTTGGGGATTTAAATAAAACCGATCTGGAGGCTGAGTTGCTTGCTTTGCAGAATCTGGATACCGCCGCCGGTGAAGACGATGGCGATTCTGAGTCCGAGCCCGAAATTGAGTCCGCTGGTGATAGCACCACATCTGAGCCCGAGGGCGATTCTTATGTCGTTGGCAAAGCGGCCCTTACAACCCTTCGCGGTGTGATTACACCTGGTGATGCCATTGAACTTAAAGATATCAGCGGCGGCGATGAAAATTTCAACAGGCTCATGGAAGCAGGGCTGATCGTTAAAAAGTAACGCCCGTGAGCTTGCGCGAGGCCGCAGCCGCAGATACAAAAGCGATTCTTGAAGACCAAAACGATTTCGGCGTACCGATAACAGTTACCGATCCCGCTGGCAATTCTGCCACAGTAAACGGCAAGGATGCCGATATCTCTCAGTTAATCGATCCCGATACCGGACAGGCCGTGAGCGGTCGCCAGGTCTCCGTGGTGCTTGTTATTTCCACCCTTGAAGCCAATGGGCTAGGCATACCGGAAAACGTACCAGAGGCAAGTAAAAAGCCTTGGTTGATAGAATTTAACGACGTAAACGGTAAGCCACACGTTTTTAAGGTAAAATCCAGCGACCCCGATAGAACCGTGGGTATCGTGGTCTGCGTTTTGGAATTTTACGAAAAGGTGGTTGTTCCCTGATGGCCTACACCCCATTACAGGCGATTATCAATAAGCAGGATAGTTTCGAGATTATCAGGGATCAGATCGGTGCGATCCTTTTACTTGAAACGGCCAATCAAATGGCCCTGGCTCCGAACGAAGCGCCGCCATTAGAGCCCGATGATTTCAAGCTTAGAATATTTCTTGAACGCGCAAATCCATGGCAGGAGTGGCAAAATATTGACGTGAATAACGACCCTGATCTATCACCAATCGTAAATGTGTGGTATGATTCCGATACCGCCGATGAGAGCGCATCGAATACGATCAGCCGTCAAGCGATCACCGGTACTTTCAATATTGACTGCTATGGATATGGCACGAGTAAAGACGACGGTGGGAGCGGGCACGAACCAGGGGATAAAAAGGCTGCGTTTGAATCTCATCGCGCGGTGCGCTTGGTGAGAAATATTTTAATGGCTGGTGAAAACACATATTTACAGCTTCAAGGTTTGGTGTGGCAGCGTCGCCACCAGTCTCGAAATTTCTTCCAGCCTGAGATAAATGGCGTTGCGGCTCAGAATGTTTTGGGCGCTCGGTTCGCTCTTAGGGTTAAGTTTAACGAAACCTCATCAGAATTTCAAGGAGAAAACCTTGAACTTTTAACAAACGACGTAAAACGGGTGGGTGATGAATTATTAATTGCAGAAGCTGATGTTACGTATCCCTTATAATATTGGAGTAAATTATGACCGCAGTTAATCCAGGGACAGTAGCGAGAACTGTTGGAATAGATGTAAATTTTAAGGATCTCCGCGCTCCCGGGGCATTGCTTTTAGGAATGAAGATTGCCGTTATTGGCCAAGGCGCAGATACTGTTTCCTATTCCACGGTTAAGCGACGGGTTCTTAGCGCTCAAGAGGTTGGCGAAACTTATGGTTTTGGAAGCCCGCTTCATTTAGCTGTTTTGCAATTGCTTCCGTCAAATGGTGACGGTGTTGGTACTATTCCTGTAACGGTTTATCCATTGCCTGCAAGTACGACCGAATCCGGTGGAACTATTTTGGTATCAGGAGTGCCAACTAAAGACGGAACTTTTATTCTTAAATTCGGTGGTATTGCAACTGGTTCAGTCACTATTAAGGCTGGTACGGCTACCGCTGCAATCGCGATTCAATTATCCAATGCGATTAACGCGACTTTAAATATCCCGGTGGTTGCCGCTGCTGTTTCGTCAAACACAAATTTTATTGGAAAATGGAAAGGTACGACCAGCGATATGTCGCTTGAGCTTATTGGCCCAACCGACACAGGAACCACCTATGCATTGACCGCGCCCACCGCTGGGGTAGGGGTTCCAGATATCCAACCAGCCCTTGATCAGTTTGGCAGCACATGGGAAACGCTTGTCATAAATTGTTTGGCTGCAACAGATACGACCACCTTAGATTTAGTTGCGGCATTTAACGAAACCCGCTGGGAACCAGAAGTTAGAATGCCCTTCGTTTCATTTACTGGAACACGCGAGGCCGATGTGGCCACGGCTATAGCGGTCCCCAATGCGCGTAAAACCGATCGAACAAATTCGCAGCTCGTAAGCCCGGGATCTAACGATCTTGAGTTCATTATCTCCGCAAGGCAGGTCGCGAGGATAGCGGTAATTGCCAATAACAACCCACCCGTTGACTATGGTAGTCAACAGGCCACTGGTTTAACGCCAGGGGCAGACGGCGATCAATGGACGGGCGTTGAGCGTGAGGCCGCTGTATTGGGTGGAAGCTCAACGGTTCAGGTCAAAGACGGCGTTGTGAACCTATCCGATACCATCGTATATTATAAACCCGATGGCGAAACGCCCCCCGCTTTTAGGTTTGTTGTGGATCAAATGAGGATATTTAATGTTCTGTTTGCTACCGGTGAAATTTTCGATTCTATCAGATGGGACGGCAAGGTCTTGATTCCAGATAATCAACCTACGACCAATCCAGAGGCCAGAAAGCCAAAGGATGCAAAGGCCGATATATATGCAATGCTCGATTCGCTTGGGCTCAACGCTATTATAAGCGATCCAGAGGCTGCAAAACTCACGGTGGTGTCGGTTATCAATGGCACGAACCCCAAGCGTCTCGACAATTCGTTCACGATTCAGCTCTCTGGAAACGCGAATGTGATTTCAATCGATCTTGATTTCGGTTTTTTCTTCGGCACAGCGCCGATAATCGGTTAATATAGGAGTATATTTATGCCACCAGCAGTCGGAGGAAGTATTGAATCAGTCACCCTTGATGGCAGGAATTTTGCTGTCGCTTCGGACGCAGAGGCGCAGCGTAAGCCCGGCGGCTTTGAGAATGAGGTTATGGCAAATGGTGATGGCACCGCGCGTCTGATAAAAACCCGTGTTCCTTTATCTTATACAGGCTTAGTGCTTGAGGTTAATGATAGCAAGGACGATGAGGCATTCATTCAGGATCTGGCTAATCGGAAAGATTTCTTTCCTATTACCGTGACTCATGCTAGTGGATTTGCATTTAGCGCCTCGGCTCAAATTGTTGGTGAAAATCCAACCAGTAGCCAGAGCGCGACCAAGGCAATTGATCTCGCTGGTCCGGGAGTAATTACCATACAGTCTTAATTTAACCAGGGCGAGAGCGGGTCGCGCGGTTCTCACATGCCCCTGCCTGATTCGTCAGGGCGCGACTTTTTTTTATTATTTAAAATGTGAGGTAAAAAAGTGTCATCCGAAAATATAAAACCCATCATATCTCAGGAAGTTGCCGAAGCTGAGTTTAATCGCTTTGTCGAAGCTAACGATCTGGAATTAAACGAATCGAAAATGGATGCCGAGGATCTTACGGCGCTCCATGGTCAAAAGGATAAAATCATTAAAGCGATGAAGGGGGGCCATCTAGTTGTAAACGAGGATGGCGAACCAGTTTACACGCCATACCACAAGCGGTCGAAAATCAAAGATTCGATCACCTTCGGGCCTAGAACCGGCAGCTCATTAATGGCCATGGATCGAAAGAAGAAAAACCAGGACGTGAGTAAAATGTATGCTGTTCTGGCAGAAATGTGTGGCATCGACCAAATTGTTTTCGCAGGTCTAGCCGGGCCTGATATAAAAATATGTGAGGCTCTTTTCGCGCTTTTAATGGCTTAGTCTGCTCGTTACTGGTTCGGGCGGGTGATGATTATATAATACCAGACAAAGAAGGCGGCAACCGTTTTGCCTCGGTTTATCGCACTATGTTCATTCAGATTTGCAAAGATTATAATTCCCTGCCTGATCCTCGATCGCTTACCATTGCTGAAATAAAATTTTATTACGATGGGCTTAGAGACGAATTAAAGGACATGACTAAGCCAAAATCACGCAAAAAATAGTAACCTTGTTTCAATCGCTTTTTCCGTACAATGTAAAGTATGGCTGGTCGTTTTTCTGTCGAGGCGGTATTTAAGGCCGTCGATCGTGTAACTGCTCCGATCAATCGGATGCAGCGGCGTGTCGGTAAGTTTAGCCGGAGCGTGAGCCGTAGCCTGGATAACGTCACGAGGAAACTCGATCGGATGCGCGATGGCGCTGTGAGGTTTGGCAGGGTCGCTCTTTTATCCGGTGCGCTTGCTGGTGCTGGTTTTGCCGATGTGGTTAAGACCGGGGCCGAGTTCGATCAGACGATCACCAACGCAGCGGCTAAATTTGGGTTATTTGACAAATCCAGCGATGCGTTCACGCGTATAACAAAAAAGGCAAAAGAGACAGGCGAACAGACTGAATTTATGGCCAGCCAGGCCGCAGATGCTTTAAAATTTTTCGCTAAAGCGGGGTTCACCCCCGAAGCAGCGATGGGCAGCTTGGCGGCGGCGGTTGACCTGGCTACGGTCGCGGAAGTAGATTTAAACGAGGCCGCGAATATTGCGACCGATTCGCTGGGTGCTTTTAATTTATTGTTAGGCGATTCCGCAACCAAATCGAAAAATTTCGCAAGGGTCACAGATCTACTAGCCAAGGCTGCGAATATTACGAATTTTAGTTTACAGGAATTGTTTGACTCTTTAGTAAGGGGTGCGCCAACGGCCATCGATGCGGGTGCGAGCATTGAGGAAACGACAGTAATACTCGCGGCCTTTGCGAATGCTGGCCTTAAAGGCTCAGTTGCTGGCGTTGGTTTAAAACGGGTCATGCTGGCTATATCGGCTCCTACCTCAGCGGCGGGAAAAACGTTTCGTAGGTTAAAGGTAGAAACTAGAGAGTTTGTAGACGGTGTTAAGAAGATAAGGCCGGTGCTTGATATTTTCGATGATATGAAAAAGGCTATAGGAGGGTTAGATCCAGCGGATAGAGCCCCTGTGCTGGATGCCATATTCGGAAAAATATCTATCGCTGGCGCGTCAGGTTTAATAAAACAGAGTGGTGAAACCGTTAGGGCGCTTGAACAAAAACTAAAAGATTACCGAGGGGAAGCGGCCAAACTTGCAGCGTTCCAAAGAACAACCCTACTGTTCAGTTTCAAAGCCCTAAATTCCGTGGTCGAAACAACCAAGATATTAACCAACGACGTGGCTAAAAAATCTCTAAAAGTATTGGTCGATAAAATGACCGAATGGGTGCGGTTGAATAAAGATTTTATCGCTCAGAAGCTAGGCAACGTCCTGTTGTTTATAGTCGATAATATCGATGGAATTGTTAAAGGTATTGCCGCCATTGGTGGAACGATAATCATATTAACGACATTGTCGTTTGTTATCAAGGGGGTGGCCGTAGCGTGGATGACTTTTAATTTTGTGATAAAAGCGGTCTTGATTTCGCTTAAAGCGTGGAACGTTGTAATGGGTATCTTGAATGCCTTGATGTTTGCAAACCCAATCGGGTTATTAGTGGTGGGCGCGATTGCTCTTGCTCTTGTCGGCGCTCTGGTTGTTACCAGATGGAAAAAGGTAAAAGAGTTTTTTACAGACTTTACCTCTGGTTTAAAAAATCTATTTAGCAATACATGGGACGATATATTACTTTATCGAAAAGATAACTTCGCCAATCGCGACGCTTCAAGAATTTTTTGATTTCATAAACGATAAAGAACAGCCTCAAACAGATGAACAAAAGACAGCCCGACAAAAAGCTATCAGTAGTCGAGCGCAATTCGCTGAGATATTACAGCAGCGGCACAAGGAAAGTTTTGAATCGGAGATTACCATAAAAGACGAAACCGGACGCGCGGAACAGACGGGTGGTAAACTCGGTCCTGGTGTAACACTCATTTCTACAGGTATCTGATAATGACCTGGGAAGATCGCCAAAAGGAAGCGGCGTATACCTCGCCATCTGGAACTAGGTTTGCATTTCTATTTGAAGATACTAGCAAAATATTTGGCAATCGCACCTCGGCCTTTGAATTCCCAAACGTAGACGGTGCGCTAATCCAACACCTTGGCAATATCGGTAGACGGTATCCGCTTAAAATATTTTTCTCAGGCCCGGATTACGATCTCGAAACCGATGAGTTTGAAAAGGCTCTATCTGAAAAAGGAATTGGTGTTTTAGAAACACCGCTTTATGGCGTGGTCAATGTCGTGCCCTTCGGTCAAATTACCCGTAGGGATAACTTAAAAACTGCGGCCAATCAATCGATCGTAGAAGTCACATTTTGGGAAACCAAGGGTATTATTTTCCCAACGGTAATAGCGAACCCGTTAAGCCAAGTCCAGAATGGGATCGCTGAATATAATATTGCAGCAGCCGAGACATTAGAGGAAAATACAGTTCTCGATAAACAATTAGAACGCCAAACGTTCGAGGATGGATATCTCGCGCTTGCAGACAGGACTAAAACCAAGCTCGACCCGATTGCCAACGTTCAAAACGATGTTAGGCAGCAATTTAATACAATCGATCGATCAATTAATAACGGCATCGATGCGCTGGTAAAAGATCCGCTCACCCTGGGCTTTCAAACTGTGGCTTTGGTTCAATCACCAGCCAGGGCTCGCGCAAATATTACCGCCAAACTGGCCAGTTATCGGAGTCTGGTAGATGATATTGTGGCTGGGACCGGTAGCCTTAATTTATCTTCAAACGATTTCCACACGAGCGATCTGTTCGCGTCCAGCTATGTGACGGGCTCGGTCTTATCTTCGATAAATAACGAATTCGATACTAAGCCTGGTGCGCTTTCGGCAGCAGAAGAAATACTAGACCAGTTTTCCTTGGTGGTGGCCTGGCGCGATGCTAATTTCGATAATCTCGGTCAGAATGATACCGGCGAATCATACCAAAAGCTTTTGGACACGGTATCGATTGCCGCTGGATTTCTGGTCGAATTATCGTTTTCTCTAAAGCAGGAACGTAAATTGACATTAACCAGCGCCAGAACGATGGTTGATCTGGTCGGTGAGCTGTATGGCTCGGTGGACGATCAACTGGATTTCTTTATCGATTCAAATGAGCTATCTGGATCGGAAATGTTAGAGCTTCCCGCCGGTCGGGAAATCGTTTATTATGTCTAAGGTCAAAGCTGGCGATACCTTCGATAAAATTGCTCGCCGCGAATATGGCTCAGAGAATCTCGTCCAAAATATTAAGGATGCGAACCCCGGTAATATATCGTCCCATGTATTGCTAAATAGATTTTTTAAACCAGAGGTAAAGTCTGTAAAAAACTCTTTTACCTTTTTCCATCTGGTAACAACCAGAGCGCCGACAAGAGCAAGAGCAATCGCGCCCACCACTAATAACCCGA